TGTAATAAATTTGTTACTCTAAGTTGTGCTTCTCATTTTTCGACCCACAGAGGATTTTTAAGATGACGCAACACACGGTGGTGGACGGTCTTGTAGGCACGTTAAAAAGCGGCTGCACCTCGGCCCTACCGGACGTGCTGAAGGAACCCAGATCATGCTTGTCGAGTTTTAACGATCCGAAGCAAGCCTACTTGCCTTTACTGAGTGCAAAATTACAATCGGATGAAAACAGGAGGAAAAAAACCATGCCTATGTTGATATGGTGCGAAGATTGCGGAGAGGATTTTGAGGGCTGGGGAGAGTATTGCGAAAAATGCGACCAGGAACTTTGCTACAAATGCTATCACGAACACCTGAAAGAGTGCCCGAACTGCGACGACGAAGAATCGAAAGGATGGCCAAAATGGAACCGATAAATCTGTGTCGAACCTGTTTGATTTACATCAAGGGTAAATGGAAAGAGCTGGTCGATGATTGGCGGGGGCTGATTGGGTTTTTATTAGGGGTCTATAGGTGAAAAATGCACATAACAGAACAAGTTAACCCATGCAGGACGTGCCACATACACCTCAAAGGCAAATCTAAGAATCGAAAGAAGTGTGAAGGTTGCAAAGATCGGGTCAATTACGTTCTCTCTCTCGGATGGGACGGCGTATCACCGGCACACAATGTGACGGACTTTAGAGATATTAATATTCGAACGCCAAAGAGCATGCCGACCCCCTGTGCAATAGCCAAAAAGGTATCCCTACCCACCAGAGAGCCGACGAAGCCAAAGCGATCGGTAAACAAGGGTGTTGCCTGCCAGGAGATTAACCCAGACGGAAAGGTCTGCGGCCGGGATGCGGCCTGCAAGGGGTTGTGCTGGAAGCACTACAGCCTGATGCGTTATTATAAAAAATCCAAAGCGGTGAAGCGAGGACGTTACAAAAAAGGGAGGGATGCAGAATGACAATATGAATCTTTTATATTAAATCAAAAAAACCTTGACACCCGCCTTTAAATCCCCGCTTAATATACCCACTATTCATCGAATCCGAGGTTTTATATATGGCACACCCAGGCGGACGGCCGACTACCTACAAAGAAGAATATGCTGAAGCGGCACAAATTCTTTGCGAAGAGGCCGGGCTGACAGACAAGCAGCTGTGTAGAATATTCGGATGTGTAGAGTCAACCTTAAACCTATGGAAAATCGAGCATCCTAAGTTTTCGGAGTCCTTAACAAAAGGCAAAGACGCCTACAATGTCAGAACCGCCGAAGCTTGTTTACAGAAAAGAATCAAGGGTTACAGGTACATAGAGACAACCCGTGAGCCCGGATTTATTCAAAAGGGCATGAAAGACGAGGTTGATCCCAAGACCGGAGAGGTTCGACAGGTTCCAAATATGGTCCCAGACATGGTGGTAACCAAAAAGGTTTCAAAAGCCTTTCCCCCTGACCCCAAATCAATTCAGTATTTTCTCAATAATCGAAGCCCCAGGGATCCCGAGACCGGCGAGAAAAGATGGAGTAATGTTCAAAGACTGAACATCGGCGGTCCCGAGGGTGGCCCGCTTGAATTTCAACAGGTTAAAGACCGGAAGGATCTACGCGAATTGGGCGATAAGCTTCTAAATGGGATTTCACCGAATGGAAAACCAGGCAGCCACGCACAGTGATCTTGACCAGTTGATGGCCTACGATTCATGGCATTGGGCATACTGGTCAAGTATCCGTCTGCAAAAAAGTAATTTCTCGCTCGATGGTTTCGAATGGCTGCCAGGCATCATCAGAACACCCAAAAGAGACAAATGCTACAAGAAGGCAAGTCAGATGGCAGGCACCGAAGGTTTCGTCATCGATTCCCTGCACGGCTGTATTACCCGCAAGTATCCACTCGGAGTTTTATACCTATTCCCCTCTAAAGACACAGTTACCGACTTCTCGGCCTCCAGGTTCAAGCCGCTGATTACCGACAATTACGACGCCGTTGGCCAGCATGTAAGGGACACCGATCGGGCGAATCTTAAACAGGTTGGCCAGGGATTTCTCTATTTCAGGTCCGGCACGCTCTCCAAAACCGTGCAAGGGCAGCACAAGACCTCGGCCCAGCTCGTAGCAATCCCCGTGGACGCCGTTGTCTATGACGAATGGGATTTGATGTCACCAGCGACGCGCGAGCTCGCCGTGAGGCGCATGGAGCAAAGCAACATCCAAGCCGAAGCGTTCTTGTCAAATCCGACCTTACCTGATTACGGCATTGAATCAGTGTATGCCGATTCAGATATGAGCGTCTGGATGATCAAGTGTGGCAAGTGTGGCGGATATACCTGCCTTGAACTGGAATACGAAGAGGCTCTTCACCGGCTGCCGAACGGAAAGGTTATCAGGCTTTGCGCACGATGCCGCGACCGCGAAATATATCCGAGAAATGGCCTATGGGATGCTCGTTATCCGGACCGGGCGATGGCTGGCTTTTGGATTTCACATCTTTGCAATTACAAAACAGATTTCCGCCAAGGCACAGACCCGGCCCATATTCTCGATATGATCGAGAATCCGCCTCGTGAATCCTACAAGGTGACGCATTTCTGGAATATGGATATGGGTATGGGTCACGTGTCGGTGAGGGATCGGTTGTCATACCAGCAGGTCCTGGACCGGTGCGGTGATTATGGGATGGAAAACAGAGACCCCGGGCCGTGTTCGATGGGTGTTGACCAGGGCAATGACATCAATGTCGTGATCGGTAAAAAGGCGTTTGCCGGAGATAAGGTGGTCCACATTGGAACGTATATCGACTGGACAGAGCTTGACAATCTGATGAAAGATTTCAAGGTGTCTCGGTGTGTGGTGGATGCTTTGCCCGAAACCAGAAACGCCAGGGCTTTCGCCGGCAGGTTCCCCGGGAAGGTTTATCTCAACTATTACAACGAGCATCAGAAGGGCAGTTATTCATGGAACGAAAAAGAACATACGGTATCGTGTAACCGGACGGAATCGCTTGACTCAAGCCATCGTGAAATCATGGAAGAGGCTGTTATTCTGCCAAAGCAATGCGAAGTAATAGAAGAATTTGCAAAGCACATGAGAAACACGGCGAAACGGCTTGAAGAAGATCCGGAGACCGGCTCCCAGCGATATGTCTATGTGAAGCTTGGGACAGATCATTTCCGGCACGCTTTCAATTATTTTGTCATGGGATTGCAAAATATGCCGAATTTACTTTTTCCGGGGTTGGCATGAAACCAGATAACCCAATCACCCACGCAATATACAGCAACCGCGGTGGCATCGAGATTGTCCACGAGGGCGATCAGGACGATAACTTCATCGTCGAGACGGTCCGAGGCGGAATCTTGTGGCCTGCGGTTGAATCCCCTGGTTATTTTTGCATACTCGGTCAGCGGCCTACGTTTAATGATTTCAAAAAGAAACCTTTGGTCCTTTTGGCGGAACATTCAACCGACTTACCCCAGAAGCTGATTGAAACCATCACCATCGAGACCCGGCGCATGATGTGCAGGGATATTTTTTGCGATTTCAATGAACATACGTTTCAATTCCAGGAGGATCTAGATCGGCACATAAAGAAATTCGGCATTGTCGGTGTCAATCTCAACGGGCCATATCTTGCAGATTGGATCAACGGGATCTTGTCGGCGCAACAATGGATGTCCGAAGATGCGCTGGAGCTTCCGAGGGGTACGGTTTTGAGAGACCAGCTTTCTGGTATGAAGTTCGAAGACCGGGATCCGACCAGGCGCGGGCCGTTTTATGCGGTCGACGCGCTCAGGTGTGTGTTGGGCAGCTTCGAGGTTCCGGCGCCGAGGCCGGTAACGATTAAACAGGCAGGGTATTTTTACGCATAATGGCTGGATACGGAATATTAGAGCAAAAACCTGAATTTTCTCCCGTAAACGATACCCGGTGGACGCCAAACGCCAAGCTGGAGCAGCGGGATAAGGATGCGGCGCAGGAAAAGTCTGACCTGACACAACGCAAGCCCGAAATTATCTCCCTCGGCAGCCACATCCGGTCCGGATTTACCATCGCAATTTCATCAAAGCTGAATATCCAAAACGAAATGCTTATGTCCCTTCGCCAGCGTAACGGGGTTTATGAAGCCGACCAACTCCAGATGATCAAGGCTCAGGGCGGCACGGAAATCTACATGATGATCACCGACACCAAATGTCGGGCATTGGAAAGCCATCTAAAAGATATCATGCTTCCAGTCGGCGAGAAACCGTTTGAGATTGAGGCTACCCCCGTACCTGACATTCGGCCGGAAATTGCAAAGCAAGCATGGGCCGAGCTAGTCCAGGAGGTTCAGGCCAGGCTTCTCCAGGAGACCGGAGGCGATGAAGCGGCGGCCAGGCAGATGTTTACTCCCGATCTCTTAAAGGCGGAAGGCGAAAAACTCGAAGAAGAACTGTTGAAGCAACTCAAAGAAATTGCCGACGATGCCGCAAAGGAGATGGGCGTCAAGATCGATGACGAGCTAAAGGAGGGTGGATGGTATGTCGCGCTAAGCGATTTTATCGATGATATATCGACGTATCCAACCGCATTTATCGTTGGGCCAATAAGCAGGATGCGAACAGTCAAAGAGTGGGCGCCGATTCCAGGTACAAACCTCAGCCGGATTTCATTTGTCAAAAAGGTTGTCAAAGAATACGAGCGATTTGACCCGTTCGATGTTTACCCGGGGCCGGGGGCCAAAAATATCCAAGACGGAGAATTGTGGCTTCGACTTCGCCTGCAGCGCAAAAGCCTGGTAGCGATGAAGGGCATTCCGGGGTTTGACGATGCCACGATTGATCATGTCCTCGAATTGTACGGGACATCGGGGTTCCGTGATTTTATCTATTCAGACACTGAGCATGCGGATCTGCACGATCGACCGCAGGAAACCCAGGATCCAACAGGCTGGATCGACGCTGTTAAGTATTTTGGGTCGGTTCAGGGTTTTTTACTTCGCCAATGGGGCATGTCAAATAAGCAAATACCGAACCCTTTTATTGAATACAATATAACCGCCATAGCGGTCGGAAACTACGTGATTATGGCGCGCCTAAATGAAAATCCGATGGGTAAAAG